TATCCACTCAGCCACACACTCAGGCACGACTGGCAGGGCTTGCTGTTGGAGTTGGGATTTTAAATTAGCGATTTCTTCGTCTGCTTGTGCTATCAATGATTTAACATGAACGGCCATATAATATTTAGTATTTCCAACAGGATGCTCAATATTTTTTATTGGTAATATTTCTAGTTTTTCTTCAAACTTAGTCATTTTTCGTGTCCTCCAAGACAAATGGCATAAACCACTCGCCTCTGTTTAGTTGTATCTGTGCTACATCTTCTTTTTTACATTGGTTCAAAGCTCTTCGTAATGCTAGGTTTTCATCTTTAGATAACTCAATTACCATATCGTCGCCAATATAACTTCCTTTAGTAAATTTCATCTAGCTGCTCCTTCCAATAATTCAGGGTTCTCATAGATATTCCCGATGATTTTGCATTCAAATGATGAATAGTCTAAAAAGTCAAGTATTGTATTGAGTGCGTAATACTGCTTTTTATCATCCATGTAACGAAATACCCACATTCCCCCATCATGCCATTCAACAATGTAATACGATGAATGACCTTCTTGAAGTATAACTATGTCACCTTCGTAAATCTCAACGCCGTTTTTATCTTTTAATCCTGTTGACTGCATGAGAATAAATTTGTCTAAGGCTTCGATATCTAATCTTGTTGTTAATTTACTAACCTTGTAATTAACTCCTAATAATTTTTTATTAAAATCAATAAAAGCAATATCTCTAAACATTTCTGGAGAATCATACTTTTTCCAAGCTCTTAATTTTGGTATCATCTAGTTACTCCTTATATCCCAGCTTCATCTAGCTCGTTCAAAATAATACGGTCTTTGCTATAGAAATCATCAGTGGATTTATATGCTTCTCGTTCCGCTTTTGAAAATGATTTTCGTTCTCCGTCAAGTTCAAAACACTCAACTTCTACAGTGCTATCTTCCCAACTGACCGGTTCAGCGTTCAGCGATAGCTCTTTTGCCTTTTCCATGCTTGAAACTACTCCAAGAACTACTTCTGTGTAGTCAGAATAAATCCCCCATGACTGGGTTACAATATATACTTCCATCTCATTCCTCACTTCGTAGCATTGACAGCATCGTCTGATAAATCTTTAGTCTGTTGCGCATCAGTCACAGCCTGTGATAGCTCGTCAGTCTTTTGTTGAGCAGCAGTTAGCTTTGAGTTCAAATCACTAATCTGTTGCGCCATCTTCGCCTTATCTTGGTTCGCTTGATTCAATTGATTGGTAACATCAGCTTTTTGCTGATTGAGTGCATTCAGTTGATTTTGATAATTAGCAGCTTGATTTTGCAAGTTTGAGTTATCTTGATTGATTTGGTCTTTCAACTGGTTGATTTGGTTATTCAATTGATTCAATTGGTCTGCATATTGCTGTGAGCTATTATTAGCCTGTTTAAGCTGCTCGTTTCGGTCTAGCAAGCGTTGTTTCAAGATAGAGATATTCTGTTGCACAGCGACCATATTTTGATGTCCTGCCCACGCATTAGCTGCATAAGCTCCAAAAGTTGCTGAACCAAAGATTCCTGCTGCGACTACTGCTGTTGTGATTAATTTTTTATTCATTGTTTATCCTAATTCTTCTTTTTGCATTTTTTCAATCATCATTTTCATTTTTAACTTGCGTTTATATCTGCGTTCTGCCCGTTCCTCTTTGGTCAAAGAATAATATCCTTTTTCTTCTTCCTCGTTCGGTTCCATTAAAACATCTCGATTAGGGAAACGTTTTTTAGTTTCAGATTGATTTAAAACTGCATGATTTCTTTTACTTCTATATGACTGCTCTCTTTTCCCAACTTGAACATAGTAGAAAACAGTTTTTATTTTTAAACCTAATCGCTCAGAAATTTCTCTCGCCGTTCCAGTCATGATGAAGTTTTCTTTTTCATAAAAATCATAGACAGATGCTGGAAGTTGTTTCATTGTTTTCTTATTTTCCTGTAAAAGCGCATCTGTTTTTTCTTGATTTAATAAAGCGTGCTTATATTTCGGTATTGCTCTATCTTTACTTTTTCCATTTTTTATCCAAAGTGAAACTGCTGTTTTAGAAACTTTGAAGATATCCATTAATTCTTCTATTGTTCCAGTTGCGACTTTATCTCCCTCAATAAATACATCAAAGACTTTCGTTGCCATTTCCCTTTCCTCCTAACATTTTTATTTTTTGATGAAATTCTTCTTGAAATTCTTGATTAAATTTACTTTGACTATCTAACTCATATTCTGTTTTAGTTAAATCGCTCGATATATTTTGACTAGCAAGCTTGCTAATTCGCCTGACTTCATTTCTTGTGTCATAATATCCCATAACTTACACCTCATATTTTAGCTTTTAAGCGCTTTTAGATTGTTCGTGATAAATTATCCATGAAATGGTTTAAGCGCTCAATGTAACCGTAATTTTCATGAATTAGAGATGTTAAAGTTCAATTGACAAACCTTGAATCAATTCTTCAAGTATTTTGTATAAATCTTTCCATTTCATTTGCTTTGAATGGTTGTATTTATTGCAAATATCCAAGTAAAGCTGAGAGAGTTCGTGATTGTGCTTAGTTCGACCGCTGATTTTCACAGATAAGTCTTTGTGGTTAGCGTTGAAATTATTATTTCTTGCCAATCCATACAGCTTTTTCAAAGTGATAAAATTTGTTTTAATCATGTTAATCATGGTTTACACCTCTGTAATTTCAATTTCTATTCTGTTTTTCTCGTCATTAACCTTTTTAGCTTCAAGCCATACAATCTGGCTGTCGTCGCTGTAATAACGCAACTTAGTCATATAATCTTGTAAGTTCTTCATAAGATTGTCTAAGTCAGGTCTGCTTGTTTTCCATTGCCACCAACGCTTTTTTTGCTTGATAGCGTAGAAAAAAGTAACGGATAGCTTCAAAGGAACGTTTTTTTCAAAGCACTCTTTCGGTTTATTTTTCATGAGTTGAGCTTTAAGACTGTAGTTGTTTGTTCCTCTACGGTCATAGAATTGAAGGTTACCATTCACTTTTTTAATGCCTTTTTGCTGCTGAGTAGTTGGCATTTTATCCAATTCAAATTCAAACTTCACTCGCTTCTCCAAATCTAACAATTGCAGGCATCTGAGCCATGCGATTAAGAATAAAAATAATCTCATGCTCAGATTTCTCTGCCAGCTTCTGCTTTTTAATTCTTCCAAGTGGGTAATGTTCGTTTTCCCACTGCTCAATGATTATTGTTTTCATTGTTTTCTCCTAGAATGGCAATTGACTAACACGCTTATCTTTAATATTTTCAAAATTGAATGCTTTTTTTCCAATACCTCTGAACAAACGGCTATATGTCCTGTTATGATATTTTTTTCTTATTTCATCACTTTTTAGATTAGTGGTAATAATAGTCTTAGTCCTTGCATCCAAAACTTCTGTCAGTAAAGACATCGACCATTCTGTTATTTTCTCGCTTCCAATATCATCAATAACTAATAAGTCAGTATTTCTAAAAACTTCCATGAAGTATTCAGTTGAATAAAAGCTGTCTTTATTATCAAAACTATCTTTGATTAAGTGAAGAACCTCTGACCAACTTGCAAAAATAACGGTTAAATCAGTATGCTGTAAACAATCTTTTAAGATGCTCATGGCTAGGTGACTTTTCCCTGTTCCTGCTGGCCCGCTTACTACAGTATTTCCCTCACCGCCAGTATAATAATATTCAGATACTTCTTTTGCGAACGCCAAAGCTCTCTTTTCTTCGTCAGTTACTGCATTAAAATTTTCAAAACTTGCTTTTTTTATTGTCATATCTCTCACAATGCTATTGCGATTAAGCCTTTTGACAAACTCAGCTTTTTTCCTACGTTTAATCACTTCTTCAGTCTCACGATAGACAACATCGGCATAACCACAGTTCATAATCAAAAAAGGTTCATGTCCACTCAATGCTGTTTTTTCGTTATTATCAAATTTATTTTTCTCTTTAAGATATTCGTAGAATTTAGAATAACTTTTTGAAACTTCATCGCTAGTCATCTTATTATCCGAAATAAATTTTTCTATTTCTGGACGAGCGATAACTTTATCAGTCATTGCATTAAATTTATTCATATCAACAAATTTTCCAATAACATCTCCGATACTTTCCATTTCTTCCTCCTAAAATGGCAATCCAAGATCATCATAAGCTTGGTTTATCTCTTTCTGTTCAATTCTTGGTACTTGATTGAGATAGCTATCAAACTTGTTTGAAAATAAAGTCTTGGGTTGCAGATAATTTTCTGCTGGAACTCCGTTAAACATCTTACCGCTCCAGTTAGAAACCATATTGTCCACAACCGTTTTAAAATCTTCTAGCTTATAGCCTTCATTCCATCTTGCTTTAATCAATTTTTTATTTGCTTCAACATTTCTAAAGCTTCGTCCAGTTTTTTTATTTAGATACTCAAGAATTTCAGAATATGGAATAACATCGTCAGATTTATCTGACATAGTATTATTACTCTTTTTCTTATTCTTACTCTTATTCTTATCTTCTTCTGTTGCGTCACGTGACGTCACGCTAACGTCACTATTCTCTAAAAGCTTCTTCCGTTCTCGATACTTCTTATTACGTTCAGCATTTAATTTTCTGATTTTCTCCATTCCATCAATGTTTTGGTGCTTTTCCCAATTACTGATACCAATCATGTTGTTATCATATATCTCAATCAACCCAAAGTCTCTGAATGTTTTAAGAGCCAATCTTACAGTAGAAACAGGCCTATTACACAAAGCAGAAATCATTTCATCAGTATATGGAATATGATTACTTAAATAGACAAGCCCAGAATCATTTGTTTTTCCCGCCAAACTAAGCAAGTAAACCCATATTCTAAAGATCGCATCATTTTCTGGCATTTCATCAATCAACTTCATTTTTTCATCATCGAAAATATTAACGCTCAATTTAATCCAACTAATTTCAACCATTCGATATCCTTTCTTCTATATTTATTTCAAGTTTTATTTTTCAAATTAAAAGCTGGCAATGAGTGTTTATGTGCAGGCACTGAATACTCATGGACTTTACGGTCGTTACGCCACCCTCCAGCACTAACTTAGTTAGAATGGTAGGTCTTCATCGTTGATTTCCATATCTTCGCCAATATTTGGAATATCTTTAGCTGGGTATGAAGTTGAAGCTGTCCCTTTGGGTTTATACAAGCGTTCCACCGTAGGGAAAGCAAAATTATTATTCAAATATTGACCATCTTCTTTTTGCTCAATTCGACCACTTATTGTTAGAATATCGCCTGGCTCAACTTTGAAATTAATAAATGCAGAAGCATATACCCACTTACCTGTTGAATCTTTAATAATAGGTGTACTAATCACTTGCTTTTCACCTTTTTGCGTATTGACTGTTCTAGTATTTTTATCGTTAACTTGAACAACTGTAGTTATAATACTCATTATTTTTTCTCCGTGTTTTCATTAATCCATTCTGCAATTTCTTTAAGAGCTGCAGATTTTGGTAATTTATTCCATTTAGTTAAAAGCTCCATAGGTGCTTCGTTATCATTAGCAGCTTTCAAAGCTCTTTCATATTGAGCGTTAAGTTTTGCAATTTTGGCTTGCTTTTCTCGTTCCGCTTCCACATCGGCTTTTTTAGCCCTATTTTCGCGTTCTGTGCGATTTTCGTTGCTGTCGCTATCCTTTGTGTCATCAATCAAGAACAAGCCGTTCATGGCGTATTTACGAGCGTATGAACTAGCCGTTCCTGTTATCTGGCTATCATCCATTCCTTTTTTATTGAGTGATTCTCTAGCATATCCAGTAACCTCTACCGTATCCTCACCGTCAGTAAGGATAACTTTAGCTTGAATATAGTAACGTTCTCCAATCTGCTCAATAATATCTGTGATTGTCATCAATAGACCTTGTTCTGACAAAAGCGGTTTTACAGCTTCAAGAATATCTTCTGCACTCCGATAGTTATAATTACCAAAAGTATTTTTCTGTCCTTTGGGTGCTTTTAACTCAGATTGAACTTTGATAAGTTTTTGAGTTATATTCTTCATTTATTGAACCTCACGCATCCCATTTAAGAGGTGCTTTATTTTCAGTAATTACTACTGGTAATTCGTTTTCTATGTCTTTTCCAAACTTTTCTATTAGTTTGCCTAATGGAATAGGTTCTACACAATCCCAACCGCGAGAAATTACTAAATCACGCTTCTGTTTATTATTCATTTTTAACACTCTTCGCTTGGCTGGTTCGCCATAACTCAAACGATTGAATTGTTGACCTTCATCAAGCCGTTTTTTAACCTCAGTTTCACCTTTTTTATAAAGGTCAGCTATAATCTTTGCCTGAGCTAAGAATTCTGTAAGTGTAATATTATCCATATCTTTTATAGCTGATGGATTCAAGTCAACCCTTTGTCCATCTCCATCTACTGGTATAAGTTGTAATTCCATTTCAATTCTCCATTTCAATTTTCTAGGCATTCGTGGTATAATTTAAGTAGAAGTTTTGGCGAATTTCCTACTTGCTCTGCGTGCCATGCAGGGCTTTTTTGTTGTTTGCTCATACTAATATCCCCAGTCAGACAAGCACGAATTGAGCATAGCAGCTTTTTCTCGTTCTGTTCGTGATCTGCGGATAATGTACATTGTTCCGTCTTTTCTTCGATAAGTAGATTCAATTACTTCGCCAACTACTTCTCTTTTTTCTAAGTCATAATGCTTATATCCAATCGTTGTTGGAACTGTTAGGACTTCTCGTCCATTCATAATTTGTGTGTGCATTATTTGCCTTTCTTTTTAAATTGATTTAAGTCAATATCAAGTACTTCAGATATCTTAACGACTATCTCAAAGCTAGGTTTCTTAGATTGACCAAGTTTGATAGCAGATAAAGACTGCGTACTAACTCCTGATAATTTGGAAAGTCTGTATATTGACATATTTTTTTCTTTAAGTTTTCCTTCAATGATTAACCACAACATATTGTGCCTCCTTTAAAATGTAAATACTTTTTGACACGATATCTAGTATCATCAGTTTGTGTAACAAAATGTATTTTGATATAATATAGTAGAATGAAATACCGCGGCTAGCTGTTTTTATTCAAAATATTTGAGAAAGGAAGTATTAATATATGCTTTTAGAAGTAAGTACTAAAGATGGCTCGTGCATTCAGATTCCTGATTATGAAAAGATTCGCTATTCAACTGGTATGTCTGAACGTGTATTCACTGATGATTTAAATGATTTTTCAATTGGGAGTGCATACACATATAACATTAAAAGTAAAGATGGCTATTTATCAATAAACGGTTCAGAAATCACACGAATTCAACTATTTAACGATTAAATTAGTAACGTGACTAATTTTCAACAGTTCAGTAATGGCTGCAACCATTTCTGGGCTGTTTTTTGTTTCATCAAGTTGTAGTACTTCAATTGAAAATTTTGTAATTGCTTCTGCTAATGTCATGTTATTCTCTTTTCTAGCGGAGTACCGCATTTAATTTCTTTGCAATGAGCTTGATTGCTCGAATGTTTTGTGTGATTAAGTCGTGGAATAGGTCAAACAGTATCTCGCCTGTTTCTGGGTTGACTATGTATGTGTAAGTCATGAGTGCCTCTTTATTAAGTCTAATATCGTTTATTTTTTGCTTCGATTCAAAGCCTTAATTCGATTTAGTTCGTTTCTGCATTCAGGAGTTCCGAAATAAGCAAAGAACTCTTCTAGTTCCTTAAATCTTATTCTTCTCCCGCCAAACTTTATAGCAGGCTGAAATCTACTAATCAGTCTCATATCATTTTTTCTGTTATAAACTGTTGGTTTTGAAATACCGTAGTATTTTGCAATTTCATCAGTTGTTAGAAAGTCGTTTGGTTGATATTCCATAATTTCCTTTCTAAGCTTCAAAGTCAAAGCTAGTTTGTCTAAGTTGCATTTTCGTAGCTGTGGATGGTTCCCAATTATTGATGAAATCCATAGCTGTATCAAAGTGCTTTGCTCTCAATTGAGTTCGTGTAGATATTCCTGTGACAACTTTAACTCCTCGGTTAATATCTTTATAAAGCTCACCACGTTGCTTTTGGGTGATGCTGCTATAACCGTGAGCTACTTCATTTACACGCTGTGTAATTCGACTTCCGATATAGTTATATTCACCAGCACTAAGCGGAGCATTTTCTTCAAGGTCTGATACTCTATCTTTGACTTCTACAAGTTCTTCTTTCACACTTCCGTAACCTGTTGCGATAGCTGCGATTTGTTGGTCTAATGTTAACGGAACTTGTTGTTCTTGAACTTTGAAATAAGTATCGACTAAAATATCATACATGTCCCAAGCTTCATCAGTTCCTAAAGATTTTGCATGAAGCAATGCTCCTTTTTCTGTCCAGAGGTAAAGTTTGTTGATATTTTGGGCAAAACCGAAATTTTCGTTTTCGCGTTTGAATACTCTGAGATATTCACCTTCTAGCAAAATGAAGTGTTTACCTTCTTCAAATCTATTTCGATTATTATTAAAGTTATCTACAATAGTTCTTGTTTTAGCTCCATAGCCATCAGCAATTTGTTGTGTAGTCAAAACTCGTTGACCATTTAATTCTGTAATTTCTAATTCGTTCATTAATTATCACCCTCTACTAATTTTTTTACTCGCAGATATCTTGATAAATCCTCTGGAGGAAATCCAAAATATTCTGCCGCTTCTCTTTTTGACGGAAACTCAATTCCTCCTAATGTAATTTTTTCTTTGCCTTGAATTCGATTTACTTTGTTGTTCAAAAAATCAATTCCTGATTGTGAAATTACTCTTGTCGCTCCAACCTTTTCTGTAAAAGAATCAAGTTCAGGAAACCTTTTTTGATAAAGATATAACGTCAAAGAACTTTCGGATAAATTGGTTAATTTAGCTGCATCTTTCATAAGATAAAAATGCTCGCCGTTTATAATGATTTCTGGCACGTTTGCCCTCCTTTATATTTTTTGTAATAAAATTAGCGTTTTTGTATAAAAACATTTGACAATTTTTATAGTTTGGTATAAAATTAAAACATAGTTAAAACACCTAATAAAACATACATAACATTCTTGGCGGAGCGTTTATCATATTGGTTTATAGGTTTATTTGTTAACTAATCGCTAACTCTCTTACTGAAATCTATTTTATACTAAACTATAAAATAAGTCAAGAGTTTTTGCACTTTAAATATAATTTTTTTTATAATTATAGCAAGAAAGGCTTGATATGACTACTTTTGAACGTATAAAAAATTTAGCTGATTCACAAAAAATCAGCTTGCAAGAACTGGCAACACGGCTTGGATTTAGCGAAAATTTAATTTATCGCTGGAAAAATGCCGCTCCTAAAACTGAATATTTAGAAAAAGTAGCTGATTATTTCCATGTATCAGTTGACTATTTACTCGGGCGTGAAGAAATTGAAGTGCCTCAGTTTTCTCCTGAACTTCTAGAAGCAATTGACAATGCAGAAGGTTACTCAGGTCAACCAATGGACGATCATGACAAAGAAATAATAAAAGGGCTTCTAGCTGGTTATTTTGCGGGCAAGAACAAAAAATAAGGAGTTTATATGGACTATCACGATATTTTGCGTGAAACAGGAATAGTCTTAATATGGGCTCCTGAATTGCACGACAAGGGTTTTTATGTCCCTTATGCCGAAGAGTGTCAATCGGAAAACGGAATTATATTTGTTAGACTAGGTCTAAGTGAAGATGAAACTGAATGCGTAATCTTACACGAATGCGGGCATAAAATTAAAGGACGTACACTTTCTAAACTAAGTCCAAGTCAATTGCATATCATTAATGAAGCTAAGGCAAATAGATTCATGATACATTGTAAGGCTGTCGATTATTTAGAAGAAATAGACTATAACGCTTGCTACTATACTCCCGAACGATTTTTAACTAGATTTAAACTATCTGTAAAAGAATTTTACGATATGGCAGCTCAGGAAATGGAACAAATCGCTATTGAGAATCAATCTCAATTAATTTTTTGAAATTTACGAGCAATGTCTTGATTCTCATAAAAAGCTAGATTAGGAACATAAACATTATGGAAAATGGAAAAACTCCAAAACCACAAAAACCAATCTATAAAAAAGTTTGGTTTTGGCTTCTAGTAATTGTTGTCGTCGCTTTAGGAATGCATTTCACTGGTGGAGCTAAGGGCGGAGATGGCGGAGATTCTGCAAGTAAAGACGATTCTTATTCAGAAAGCTCATCAAGTTCATCTGTTTCTTCTAACTCAGCTGCTCCTGTAAGCTCAAGCTCTTCATCAAAAACTGATGGCTTTAGTGCTGTATCAAAGACTTATAATCTATCTGCTGGAAACTATGCAGTTGGCACAGATATTCCTGTTGGAGTAGCAAATATAACTGCCACTTCTGGACAAGGTAATTTAATGACCGAATCAGGGTCTATAAATGAAATGTTTGGCATTGATGATGGAGATGGCATGTATACTTCTAGTTATAATAATGCTGAACTTAAAAAAGGGGATGTCCTAGAATTAAATAGCGGATTAAAAATAACATTAAATTATTCTGAAGTTAAAAGTAATATTAACCCTTGGACATATAATGATTCAGCTGCTAAACAACTCGGAACAGGTACATATACTGTCGGTAAAGATTTCCCAGCTGGCGTATATAAAATCGTTGCTGTTTCAGGAAGTGGGAATTTATCTGATAGTTCAGGGATTATAAATGAGATGTTTGGGGTAGATGACGGAAGCGGCATGTATAACTCTCAATACAATGGAGCACCATTTACAGACGGAGATAAATTAGAAGTTAGTGGTGGAGTTGTAATTAACATTGTTCCTGCAAATAATAAATAAAACAAAAAATCCACCCAAACTTTGGACGGCGAGGGCGGATTTAAACTATAAAGTAGTATAAAGGCTTCAATAAGCTTTTTTACTATACCATTTTATCAGAAATGAGGTATAAAAAGCAAATGTGGGTAGAAGATTTACCTAATGGCAAATATAAGTACTGCGAGCGCGATACAGATACTAAAGGCAAGACAAGGAAAGTATCCGTAACTCTTGATAAAAACACAACACGAGCCCAAAATGAAGCGATAAGACTATTATTTGCTAAGATTGAACAAAAGAATAAGAAACAAGAAATTGAAGATGAAAAAAATGATGTTTCTAAAATAACCTTCTATCAAGTCATGGATCAATTTTATGAAATTAATAGGCAAACAGTAAAGGCAAAAACAAATAAATTAAAAAGAACGATAAAAAATAGGATAATGGAATATATCCCAAGAGAAATGTTACTTATCGATACTTCTTCTAACTTTATAAGTAACATCATTGAAGATGTTTATTATAAAAAGAATTTCTCTTATTCCTATGCTTACGCAATAAAATCGAATCTTAACCAAATTTTTGACTATGCAATTTCAAAAGATTATCTAAGCGAAAACCCAATGAGTAGAGTAAAAATAAAAAAGAAAGTCGTTACTTTTAAAGATAGAGAAAAAAACAAAAATAAATATCTTGAACATGATGAGCTGAAGCATGTACTCTATGAGATGTCTATTATAAATAAGCAAAATTCACTAATGCTTGAGTTTATGGCTTTAACTGGTCTGAGATTCGGAGAGTGTGTTGGTCTAACAGTTGATAACATTAAGGGAAATATAATCACAGTAAACGGAACATGGGATGAAGTATCTCAAACTAAAACAACAACAAAAAATATCTATTCTGATAGAAAAGTTCAAGTTACAGAAAGATGCCTTGAAATAATTAATGAAAGACTCGAATATAATAAAGCAAAAGGAAAGAATGTTTTAAAAAAAGACACTTATATCTTCTCTAATGAACGCGGGGTACCTTTAACCCTGAATAATATAAATTTTCAACTCAAAAAAGTGAAGTCAGACAAGCACCTTACAACACATATATTTAGGCATACACACATAGCAATGCTTACAGAACTTGGGATACCATTAAAAGCTATCATGGAAAGGGTAGGACATAATAACCCTCAAACTACTTTATCAATATATTCGCATGTTACTGAAAAAATGAGCGAAAACATTTTAAAAAAATTAAATAAAATAGACCTACGATTTTAATAGGTCTATTTTTTATTAAAAAGGGGCAAAAAAAGGGGCAGTTATATCATAAAAAATTATTAAAAGTTATTTTATTTTATAAAATAGAAATTTATAAAATTGCTTTAAGCCTAATTATTTAGCCTATTTTCAAGAAAAGTTATTAATAATTACTAAGCTTTATTAACTATTAAAGTGTATTAGTTTAACAAACTTGAGCCAGATTTGCAAGTCTTATTTTTTCGACTTATGATAATTGGAATCAAAAAACATTGTAATAATATTGAATGCAACCATAGACAAGCCAACCCATTTCATTCTATTATCAGCCGAATAGTTTGTATAGACATACCAAGCCAAAACCATAAAAAGAAGTCTTAAAATGATATCTGCTAAAAATATAAATTTTTTCATTAAATTTCCTCAATGATTGAAAAGTAAATTCTACGCCCATAAGCTCTTCTCTCTTTTCATTTATTTAGCTCTTCTATAAGCTTTAATTGCTTTTGGTATGATAATAATTTGTACTAAAATATTTTGATGAAAGAAAAATATACTTATGCTTGCACTTATTACAAGTACTCCTTTAAAAATTGGTAAAATTCTTTTCATAGCTAAACCTCCAAATGCTTATTGGAATCGAACCATTTCTATCAACCCCCAGCCCTAACCCCTATCATTTATTTCTATGAAAAGTTTGCATGATAAGACTTAAAATGCTAAGAATTACTGCAATACTTGCAAAAATATATTTAATTATGCTAAGGCCATTTGGAAAAATAAAAATTAAAACACCGAGTATTACGGCAAATATACTACTCAGATATTGTACAATTCTTATACTCTTTTTAGTAATCATTGCCATTCACCCCCCCAGACTCCTCCACTGAAATTTTAGTTATTTTCTCAAACTCTTATCAAAGAAAGTTGAAACTAAAACAAACAGTGCAATTACAAACCCTAAAATATAACCAATGCTCCATTTCTCGGAATTGTTAATTAGAATAGCACCACCTAAAAATAAAATTGTACGAACGAGAGCTATAGCAACAAATCTTTTCTTATTATTATTTTTCAT